GTTCGCAGTTAGTAGAAACTTATCTTAAAACCTGCCATAACAAAAGCAGAACCCCACCAAGCCTGCGCTCCCGGTGGGGTTCTGTGTCTTTGGGTCGTGCGACTAGCTGGCTGCGCCTGCAAAATACTTCACGTGTGAAGTCTGGATTAGGTTGCCGTCAATCCGAATAGACGCCCTGAACGTAATTAAATCGTTCTGGAACGCGTAGTCATCGGAACGATCTAGACGCAAACCGCCAACCTGACGAACGTAGTAACTTGGCAAGTGACCAAAGATTACTGACTTCGCGCTTGTTGCAGGGTCTACCATTGCTGGATTTTCATAGATTGGGTATCCAAGCAACATATCTCTGGCATCGCCCGATAGTGAAGGGGTAAACAGGTACTGACCTGCGGTGTCCTTCAACTTACGAACTGCGCCGATAGCCTTTGCGTTCATCTGGAAACCAACACCCGGAAGGGTACGGCCTGCGGTATCAACGCTGTAAACCAAGTCAATTAGGTTGTCTGCGGTGAATGCACCAGATACGCCAGTTCCACCAGTTACACCTGAACCGGCAGTTGTAACGATGCCGTTTGGCTGTACCGTTCCAGTTCCAGTTGTTAGTGCGCCATTGACTGCAAAGCCAAGTGCGTTACCTGTCTGGGTTGCAAGGAATCCTAAGATATCCACGCCTGAATCTTCAACCATTTCGCGGCTAATCTGGGTTAGGAAACCATACTTGTATGCACCAAGAGTTTTGAATGCGTTAAAGGTTGGATCGCTCTCGCCAAATGATGCGGCTTCTGAAGTTACAGTTCCAGTTGAGTATGCACTCAATGAAGGAATCTGCAAGTTTTCGCCGCCTGCGGTGTTCAGTACGGTTGATGTTTCTAGCATCGGGCCAATGTGACGTGCCAGTAAAAGAACCTGATCGTAAAAAGATGTTGGAACTGGTGCGCCAGTTGAACCCTTAGTTACATCGCGCTTCTCGAACGAGTGGGAACGGATTTCGCCACGAGCTAGGGAACGGATAAGTTCGGCTTCGTCAATTGCAGGAACTGCAACGGCTGGCTTAACTTGTGATTCAAAACCCTTCATGGCTTCGGCGGCACGTTCTTCACGTTCTGCCTGAGCGTTCATGGTTTCGATTACTGCTGAACGCTGATCAAGGTCTGCCATGATGCGGTCATAGGTTTGATTTTCTTCTGCGGATAGATCGCGCTTTTCAGCTGCTGCTGAGTCAAGAAGAGCCTTTGCTTCTTCCCAAGCCTTTGCACGAGCTTCTGCTTGCTGACGGATGTAGTCAGACATAGTAAACTCCTAAAGTGTTTGATTGGATTGGTCTTACAATTTCTGCGTGGCTCCACGACAGTTGCGCAATAGCGGCTCCGCATAATGCTTATATAATTATGGCACAAAAAAAGATAGACCCACACGCTTCCCCTCATGCAGGTCTATCTGTTAGAAAGTTTAGAACGCTTTGAGCATCAGGTCAAGTTGTTTGCGCTTGATCTCTAGCAGGTCAGTTTGTGTTGGCTGGTCTGCGCGTAACTTGGAAACAACTTCATTAATCAAGTCTGCGTGTTCTGCTTCCAATGTTTCGCCTGCTTCTAGTTTCAAGATGGCATCGCTTAATGCGTCTACATCTACGGCAGTTCTTGTTGCCAGAATGTCTAACGAACGAACGCTTGCAGTTGTAGCTTCGTAAGCAGGGAATCCAGTAACAATAGAAACTTCATGCAAACGAACCTGATTGAGTTCACGAGTTGCCCCGTCTGAACTCCATGAGTCACCCTTTGGTGGAACGCTGAACCCAAACGACATTGAAGAAACATCGCCACGTTGCATAAGAACCGATAGATCGCGCCCGGCGGTTGTGTCTGGCAGTTGTGCCTGCGCTAGTAATCCACGCGAATCTTCTGACAGTTGCAAAGTTCCAGAACGGGTTGAGCCTAGAACTACGTCTGTGTTGTGGTTCATAAATAGTTTGATTTCGTTGCGCGACTTCAGGGAACGCTTGAACGCACCTTCTTTGATGACTTCAGTAAACGGCAACGGCTCACTAGGGGAATTGAATACGGCTGCGTATCCTGTGAAACTCATCCCATCGCCAGATGCTTCAGCTGCACGAACATCAAACTGAACGGTATTCACGCGGCGTTCTACTGTGGTTGTCATTTGTTGCCTTTCGCCTTTGTTTAAGTTTAACGCTATCGTGCGCCACTTCTCGTTTTGCAAATCGTTTGCGGATCGTTCTTCAGCGCGGATACGTTCCACCACGCCTTGTGCATAATCTAGAACTCGTTGCGCCTGTCGCTTAGATGGCCCTGATCCCCAAAGCAAATGAGCAACTACGCCTGCGCTTGGATAGTTCTCTGAACTAGGGTCTGCATCTGGTGAATCTAAATCAACTAAGTGGCGAGCAATCCATGCGGCTATTGCAATCCACTTGTCATCCGAAACTTGTCCATCTGCCATAAGTCGCGCATCACGAATAGTTTTCTCAACTAGACCATCGCCACCTAAGCCTTCTGCGTAGTATTCCAAACCACGCCTTGCCGCTGCTCTCATGTAAGCAGGTGCATCTTGGTTGATAGCGCGTTCATCTAGATTGCGCGTTGAACGTGGATGACCTTCTGGCAACAAATCATTGTCACCAATGTATGCAGGATTCTCTGGTCTGCCGTTGCGTAGTAGATAAAGAAACGCATTGACTCTAGCCATTGACCATGCGGCGCGTGTTATGCCCGGTCTGTGTGAAGTTGAATACGCACCTGATCCCCTGCGGTAAACGGCCTTGAGTTGTCCAAGTGTTGTGCGCGTGTAGTCAGGCTTGTTATCTTCTGCCATCTTGTCATTGTGTTCTGTTACCTTGTTTCGTAGACCTGCTTCAACGGCTGGCGTGAAATCAACGTCACCGCCTGCGCCACTAGCTGAACCTTCTTTGTTTGTGTCGCTTCCCTGAATCTGATCTTTGGCAGGTGCAGGTGCGCGTTCTTCATCCATGTAATCTGACTCGTCATGTGGTTGCCATGCGTTGCAGTAATAACCGCCATCAACAAATTCATCCCACTTTTCGCACCATGCTTTTGTGCCATCAGCGTTCTGTCGTGATTCGTCATAAAAAAAACAGTTGCCACAGGCGCGACCTTCAGGAACGTCTTGCGCTAGTGCTGGTCTGTAATTGTCAGGCAAGGCACGTTCGCCGCCCGGCTCCATGTCCTCAGCTAGTGAAACTGCAATCATCTGATCTATTGCAGCTTGTTTGGTTGTATGACAACCAATGACTTCACCGTCATCTTTAACGGTTGCCCAACCTGCGCAATCCTGCGCTTTGTCTGTTATGAAGTACGGCATTATGCTGGCAACTTTTCTAGGATGGCGTGTTCAAAAGTGTAATTTACTGAAGCAGAGTTAGAAATAAATGTGAATTCAATAAGATTTGTCACTGTTGTATTTACAGTTACAGGTGTTACAATAGTTGGAACACCATTAGATGTTCCATACAAAGTTTGCCCTGCGCCACCAATAGTTCCAGAAGAACCAGAAGTACGACAAGTCACAATAGCGTCATACCTATAATTACCTGTTGCACTAGAGTTTGAACCATTACTGTAAACTACAGCGCCAGTCAAGGTAGTGGGTCCTATTCTTATGCGTATTGCTCCAGCAGTAGCAGCCGCACCTCCCTTAGTTGCAAACGCAGTAAGCCTAAATACATCTCCAGCAACAATGCTGTTTGCTGGTGCAGTAAAACTTATAACAACTGTTTCAGTATTAGCAATAGCACCCGAAGAAGATAAAAGTTTTGCAACTAATCTTTCGGAATTCGATTGAACAAATGCGGTAGTTGCAATTTGCGTAGTGTTCGTGCCACTCGCGGCAGTTGGTGCTGTCGGAGTTCCTGTAAGTGCAGGACTTGCCAATGGTGCTTTGTTCGATAGATCTGTTGTTAGATTTGTAACTTGAGATTGTGCAATCGTGATCGGATCGCTTCCTGCGCTTGCGTGTGTTGAAGCGTGAGCAGTCGGCGTTCTGGAATCGCTTAGTCGTGAATCAGTTGTAATCACCGCCGTACCTGCTACTTGACTTGGTGTGATGCTTAGGGCAGTTTGGTCAATGCCAATAGTCGCAGCTGAACTTGTGCCTGAGTTAGTGATTGGTGCGGTGACATTGACTACGCCACTTGCGCCAGTCGCGCCAGTTGCTCCTGCCGGGCCTTGTGGCCCTACGTTACCAACGGAAATAATAATCAGAAGCAAAGGATGATTGTTTGCAAAGTTTGTCGTTCCAGTTCCAGCCGAATTGACTAAAGTTACTGGAAATAAATCCCATGTAGCGTTATAGGTAGGTGTTCCTGATACTTCCCACGTTTGATAATTTGCCGCGTTGTTTTTGTCTTGAATTATTAGAACGTCGTTTTGACTTATTAAATCAAGGAATACGCTGTCGTCAATTCCATCTGCATCTAAGTGATTGACTCTTAATGCCGTAGAGTTTATTTGAGTTGAGTTATTCCAACCAAGTTGATTTGCAGTTGGATCACCACTTGTCGTGTTTGTTCTAGCGTTGTAAGCGTAGTGGGTTGAACTATCACCTGAAGCACCTTGCGGCCCGGTTGCTCCAGTTGGCCCAATGATTGAAGTTCCAGAACCCCATGCACCTGATGCCTTTGGCCCATAGAACAAATTGGTTGAAGTATCCAAATAGAAGTCACCATCAACACCTAAACCTGCAAGCGGAACTCCAACGCCATTGCGGATAGTTTTGCCATCTGCGCCGTTAGTTCCATTAGTACCATTAGTGCCATTAGTTCCGTTTGTACCGTTAGTGCCATTAGTTCCGTCTGCACCTCTAGGAATTCCAAAGTTGAAAGTTGCAGCTGAAGATGAACCGACATTGGTTACTGTTGCACTTGAACCAGCGGAAAGCGTAGACGTTGTACCAACTGCAATAGTTGCAGCAGTTCCATTTGCGCCAGTCGCCCCCGTTGCGCCTGTCGCGCCAGTAGAACCCGTATCACCTTTGTCACCTTTGTCACCCTTTGGCAGAACCAAGTTAAGAACTTGTGCAGGTGTTGTGCCTGTGATTGTCGCGCTCGCAGTTGCGCCACCTGTGACTGTTCCAACTGAAAGAACATTTGCTGGCCCGGTTGCACCCGTTGCGCCAGTCGCGCCTTGAACGCCAACATTGGAAGTAGTTAAGTCAGCGGTTGTTTCAGTTACAGAAATTGTTGCAGACGTGTCAGAAGTAACTACAACGCTTGCGTTAGTTTCCGCAATAACAATAGTTGCATCAGCCATTATTTTGTGACCTCTGGATCAACTAGGAATGTACCTTGAATTAAACGAGTCACCGCGCTACCGCCAGACACCATTTCAAGATCATAAACGTATTGACCAGTTGCAACGCCTGCCGTTGTCGCAGCTGAAGCGGCTACAAGAATTGTGCCAGCAGTTCCACCCAACGTGATTCCTGAACCAGATGTGAAACTCAGAACTGGTGTGGTCGAATCAAAGCTATTGCGCACCTGCATACGGCTTGAGTATCCAGTTAAATTAACGGGACTTGAATTGACGTTCCAAGTTAGTGACAAATCAAAACTTGCGCCTTGATACATTGTGACGTTGTAGATTGCCGGGTTCTGCATTACTTAACTCCATAAACTGACTCAGGGTCTAACGGGTCTATTTGTGCGATTGCTTGAAGTTGCGTAGACGGCAAACCAGTATGCGTAATCTTTGGCAGATCAAGAGCAGCCAAAACAGAAGCAGGATCGAAACCTGACAAAATAAGTTTCTGAGCCATCGTGACTCGCTTATCCGTTTCAACAAGGGAAGCAGCACCCAAATCAACATTGGCCAAAGGAACGCGGTAAACATCGCCACCTTCAACAGGTCGCAAATCTTCAAATCGTCTAATGTCATTAACACTCAAGAATCCTGCCTGTGATCCAATTGAATAACCATTCATGCGAGTTGAGAAGTCACCACGCAAAAGACCATCCACATTAAAGCGAATGAATGCGCCATCTGGCAATAGTGCGCTGTAAGCATCTTCAATCTTTGCAACGTACGGGCGTAACGTGTGAGTCACGAAGTTAATGTTGTTCTGTTCTACCGATGCGTAAGACATCGCGCCCGGTGTTGTAATTCCAATCATGTGTGGTGGAACTCTGAACATTCTGGCAACTTCTTCAATCGCTAACTTGCGAC